CTTTTACAGGCGTGTGGGGTTGTTGGATGATGGTTTAGTATTAAAGCGTAGAAGAGGCGTTAACCTTCTAGACCGGACAACACCCCGCAACCATATCTTGTTTTGACCGCAACTTCCATCTTCCGAACGACTATATGCCCCATTACTTTAATTTGTTGGTATTGGCCCATTAGTCTATGGATAGGGGGTGGAGGGAATTTCGACAGATATGGTTTCGGACGAATGTTTTAAAAGAAATCGGAAGAGCAAGCCTACCAACACCCGACACAAAAGTTAAATTTCTAAACATCCATACTACCCTTAAGTAGCAATGTTGTTTATGGGATAAATCATGGAGTTTAAGGTTCATTGTTCAGAGACAACATCAATCATGGAGGGACCGTTCAGCCGTGTTCAGCTTGCTCCGTGATGCGCGTATATGCGATACGTGTGTTGTTGCGACTGGGTGATGAATTGCCACAACCGTACTGACGTGTCACCAGGAAATGTGTCAAAAGGTAGGGCAACATTAAGTTTGTCGCTATAAATTGACGTAAATCAGTTGGTGACGCTGACTAGAACATCATCTTTGCCCCGTAATCGAGGCGGTGGTGGGAGGTGGTAGACGAAGTGATCTTGAAAATATTCAGCAACGCTCTTTTCGTTGTAGTGTGGTGCGATGTTAGAGTTTAACTTTGAGTACCGTCGTATAAGCCGATCACGCGACAGGCGCTGGGAGCGCAACAACGAGAATTTTACCACCATTTAATAACCCTCCCGTGACAACTAGTAGACCTAAGGCGCAAGCAGGGGTTGGGGGCGCATCCCCAAATGGTAAAGGAGACAAAACCAAGAAAGTATGGAAGGTGAAGCAGGACACTACCGCTCATATTCAAGAACAGAAGGACGGGAACGAAGATGCCATGGTAGAAATTGCCGAGGACCGTTCCGATGCCAAGATCGAGTATGAAGACAAGTCTGCTCCACCAATTGCCGTACTCACAAAAGAGGAAGAACAGAAGGCCATAGAAGATTTATTGTTGGACTCTTATGTCGATTGGCATGAGTACGCCGACGATTATAAGTTTAACTACGACACTCTGGGTTGGGTTTACAACTCGACCCCGCCTCGGCGTGAGTATGAGCCCGTCCGTCCAGCCCGTTATCCGGGAATAGAATTGAAAGAAGAAGAGGACGACGAAGACCCATTGTCTGAAGAAAGCGACGATGAGGTGTATGAAGAAGAAGAAGACGATGCCGAGGACACCGCCATTTTGGTGCAGTTTTGGCGAAATCATTTTTCTCTCCATGGTGATGATATGAAAGCGTTAGAGAATGCGGTCAGTCGAATACAAACCATTAGTGGACAATTGGGATTTACCAAATCTCGTCCCTCCAGTTGGTACGATTTGAACATGACGGTTATCTCTCGTGTATATCTAGAACGACCGAAAGTAGTGTTAGAAGATTTAGCTGACCAGATGTGGTACAAGAGACTCTGGTCGCGAGTTAAACGATGGATGTGGCGTGTAGGTGCTGCGGTAGTAGGTGTTGCCGGCATTGTCACGTTGTTCACCGCTTGGCACGTGGGTATCGCCTTAATGGGTATTTCAGCAATAGGTCTTTTCATCAGATATATGTATAATAGGATTAGGGGACCAGTCGTAACGGAAGAGTTCCCACTTTTGGTTGATACGTGCACCGGAGAACAAGTGACGCCCGAATTTGCGGGACGTTATACCCCCCCCACTAATCATCGTTGTATTGAGCATGTGAGCACTGTATGTTTCACCACTGCTCGGGGGTGGATATGGCGACCCAATGGTTGTGTTCATAATTTGAGCAACGGTCTTTTGAATCGCCAATTGTTACCAGCTATTGGTGACGCGGAAATACGACAACGAGTTTGGAATGAGGCCATGCTAATATTGGCCGATGCATTGATTTTGCCCCAACTCAGTTCAGAACATGTGAAAGAAGCTTTCTATCGCTTCATTACTAGAGGACGTTATTCGTTAGCTAGGCAGAGGCAGTTGATAGATGCATTAGATAGGTTGCATCATGGAGTGATGCCACAGTTTAGGATTCGAGCCTTTACTAAGACGGATGAGATTTTAATGGCCAAAGTCACCAAGGTACCAAGAGTGATTTCACCACCTGGTGACGAATATTTAGTAGCCACAGCTCCTTTATATAGTCAATGGCAAAAACTCAGCACCGAAACTTTATGGCCTAATGCGTATATTGCTGCACAACAACGTTTCATTTATACGGGTTGTATGACCCCTGATCAATCGGGCGAGTTGGTTTCGCTGATGGAGCAGAAGGGTTATTGGGTATGCGAAGGAGATTTTTCGCGTTATGATGGACATACTGAGAAAGAAGCAATCCTGGCTGAGGTGCGCTTCTACACTCAATATTTACCCCCCGACGTTGTATACTTTCTCTCCTTACAGGTTAAGTCTAGAGGATATTCCATTTATGGACATTCTTATGCTGTATCGGGGAAGGTCTCTTCCGGTGTAATTAACACGTCATTTGGCAATACGTTGCGAAATTTTATGATGGCAGCGCATTTTATGCATAAATATTACCCAGACATGATTTATCACATAGTCGCGTTGGGTGATGATAATATGTTGTTCACAGAAGGACCAATAGACGGTAAATTGTATACGAGGAACTGTGCGGATTTTGGACACAAGTTGGTGTGTAAAACGCGTGGACCTGCAGATTATGATTTATTAGAATATTGTTCAGGTTACTTCTGGGCAACGACTCCTAGGACCTTAGGACCAAAATTAGGCCGTGCGTTTGCCAAAAATTTTGTGGCGACGAAACGGATCACGAAACACGTGTTAGCCCATGCGCAGTCCGTGGCCCTAGGTTTAAAATATTATCGTTTTTTACCAGGACTCAGAAGAGTTCTACAATCATTGTTGGTGGGCTGTAAAGCCAAACATAAAATTAAGGTTGATAACAACCCGTACAAACTGCGATTGCGAGTTGACGTCGAGTTCGACTTCGACAAGATTTGCGTGCAATTTGAACGAATTTATGGCTTCGATGCCATGATTTTTGATGAATTATGTGCCGGCATTGAATGGAAGAAAATGGGAATAGCGTATTCTCACTGGACATTTGACCGTCTCAATGAAGTAGACGGCGTGTCTGCTGAGGGGGCGTTTAATATGTTAGACAAATATCCTTTTCTTCGGACCTAGGCAGGTCAATAAACTGCCTTAAGACCACCTTTCGATGGTGATCATTGACCTAGGCATGTCGCTAAACTGCCTGAATATTTATGGCTGGGTACCTTACAATGTCCCGTGATGGATGCACATCACTGAGGTCTTTTCAGACCATGTACCTTGGATGCCTGTAGACGGCGTCACACTGCTGGCAAGTGTATAAATATTAAGCGTAGTGCACTACTGCACTGAACTCCAATTTGGGTTTGCACCCCAGGTTGGTTTAACTGTATATAAG